GAGGTCAAAGCCCCCCGCTTAAGGACATGTTCGACGAGTGGCTGGCGCGCATCACGTGCTACTGCTTCTCGATTGACGCGACGCCGTTTGTCGCCCAAGTCAACCGCAGCGTGGCCGAGACGACCCGCGAGCAATCCCTGAGCGAAGGTATGGCGCCCACAATGAGGTGGGTGGAGTTGCTGGCCGACCGGATCCTGCTACTGGGGGGTTGGGGTGACCTGAGACTCGCATGGAAAGAGGGCGAGATTGTCGACCCGGTGAAACGCCAAGCGGTACTCTGCGCCTACGTGGCCGCCAAGATCCTGCATCCCGATGAGGCCCGCGCCAAGCTGGGCCTGGACCCGATGACGCCTGAGCAGCTGGAGAGCATCAAGCCGCCAGCGCCAGTGGCACCCGTTGCGCCCGTTGGCCAGCCAATCGACGAGAAAAACGACCACCCCCCCGGCGACAAGCCAAAGCCTGGCGAGCCCAAGGACGAAGCCGCGAAGGCCATCCACATCCACAACCACATCACCACGCCGGAAGTTTTGGTTGACGTTGGGGCAACCACGATCCACGCGCACGTCGACGGGCGCACCGAATCACAACGCATTGACCGCGAGCTATCTGCCCGCGTGGAGTCCTGACCATGGCCCGCTACCGCACCTCCGGCCCCAATCGCTGGTTCACACTTGATGGCACAGAGTACTACCCCGATGACACGGGATGGATTACCCCGCCGAACGCGGCCGTAGAGTCGGCCATGATCAATGCAGGCCTGATTGCCGACTGCGTGCCGCAGATTAACCCAGCCGGGCAGATCATCGACCCGAGAACTCAATCCCCGGTGTCAGGGGGTGGGGGTTCTATTTCCGTCCCCCAAATTACGTCTATGTCAAGTATGCCTGGGCTAGTCTACTGGCTTGATGCAGCAAAACCGTTGTTTAAAACTGGGTACGTACGCTGTGTAGCAGATGGGGATACCGTTGATATTGTTCCCGATGCTTCTGGCGGCGGTGTTTTTGCTACAGTAAGCGCCACGAAACCAGTATTTAAGCCCGCAGCACTCAATGGTTTGCCCGCAATTGCACTCAACGGCGGCACCTTTACGCTCCCGGGATTTATGACTTCTGCCCTTGGTGCCAATTGCACCATCGTAGGGTACTTCAAATCGACAGTAAGTCATTCCGACTTAAGATTATTCTTTTCCACTGCCACCCCAAATATGTGGGTAGGCGCTAATGGCACAAATAACGGTACGCTTAGTACCAACTTACTTAATATTGTCGCTATAGGTGCAACACCAGCTCCAATTAGTGTAAACGGTATTTCGGAAGACGGTATTGTGGGATTTGTTATATCTCCGACAGTATTAAAGGCTGAGGTTGACCGGGTATTTATTGCAGGATCGGTTGGCAATGCTAGCAGTCAGTCAGTTACACCTACTGGACCAATTGCGTATACAGGCCAAGATTTAATGATTGGCGGTAAAGGCTCTGCTTTCTTATTCCCCGGATTGTTGGGCGAATTTGCGATATTTAACCGGGCATTGTCGGTGGATGAATACCAGCAAGTAACAGACTATCTTGCTAAAAAATGGATAGGGGTCGCGAAACCCCTACTGGTATGTGATGGTAATAGCTGGACTTCGGGCGTTGGCTCGTCGGGGGGATCTGGACAAGCCCTATCAGCAACTGGCACAAATTTACCAAGCCTCCTCCTGTCAGCTTTTTCCGGGCGAGTCGAAGTCAGGACAGATGCAGTTCCGTCGCGCGATTTTGGAACTGCAAGCATCGGTCTTTTAGCGGGGGCCCCATTTTTTACGGATGCTTTCTGTCGTAGGACATCAACAGAGCGGCGAGTAGCACATGTATGGGAGATTACAAATACGCTAGTAACCACAAAATCCGCGGGGGCAACTTACGACTTGCTCGTTAAATTTTGTTTAGAGCGCAAAGCTGCGGGTTTTGCGGTGGTAGTGGCAACTTGTTTACCACGTGTCGCAAATCCATATGGCGGTTTTGATGCCGACCGAGTGGCAGTGAATGCTCTAGTAGTTGCAAATTACAAGTCATTTGCGAGCGGGCTTGTAGATTTTGCATCTGATGCAAGATTAAATGATGCGTCTAACCTGACGTACTACAGCAACGACGGGATACACCCCAATGATGCGGGCTATGCAGTCTGCAAAGAGCTGGCATACCCCGTTGTTGCTGCGCTTCTCGATGGAGTCTAAAAATCCCATACCCTGCCGGTGATGCTTTACCTAAATGCAGCAACCAGGATGTATTCCACGCTTCTTTTCCAGGTATGCGGCGTGAGCAAGTTCTGGTGTTTTGTAACTCCCGAGATAGATGTTCTTCCCATTCAGCTTGATGGATGCTTCAAATCTGCTGCCGTGGATGGTGACGCCAAGGAATCCGCTTGCGTTTCTTGGCTGCGCCTCCCGCTGGTTTTGCATGTTCACGGACGTAGAAACGTCGCGCAGGTTTTCAATTCTGTTGTCGCCCCGTATGCCGTTGATGTGGTCAATATCACCACTAGGCCAATCGCCGAACATGTACAGCCAGGCAAGCCGATGAGCCCTGTGGAGCCTGTTGTAGAGACTGATCCTGATATACCCAGATTCGGTTTTCCCGCCAGCGACACAGCCGGCAAGGCCATTTCGCCCCTGTCTGGACACGGCTCGCGTGAAGATGCCGGTTTCTGGGTCGTAGTGGAGAAGTTCGCGCAGACGCTGCGCGGTAAGATCGGTTCCAGCCATTTCGGCCTCCGTAACAGGTCAGGTGGTCAGAGGCCCGCTCGTGTTTGCAGCACTTGCGGGCCTCGCCATTTTACAACTCTGTCGGTGAGTATTGAAAATGCTGCACATCTGCGCCGAGTGCTCGCCAATCCGTCCGCTGTTCTCTGGATTGTCTAAGGCGTCAGGCCGCGCTCCGATTGAGCACGAGCGGGCCGCGGTCAAGCGGGCGCGGTCAAAGATGCGCAAGGCTGTCGCGGAGTACTTGGCAGACAAGGCCCCGGGCGTTGCTGCGCAGCTGGCCGACCTACTGAGCCTGTCTCAAAAGCGCAGCCCAGCACGAGACAAGGCGCGGCAGGCGCTGGTGGATCTTGATATCGACTGGACTGACTTGCCGGGCGAGGTTGAGCAATACTTGGCTGGCGTGGCGGTATCGGGCGGAGGCTTGTCGCTCGATCAGCTCAACATCGGCGACGGCGAAGAGGCGGACTTGATGCGCTTGCGGGCTGAGGCTTGGGCGCGCAATCGAAGCGCCGAGATGGTCGGCATGAAGTGGGTCGACGGAGAACTGGTGCCGAACCCGAACGCGGTCTGGCGCATCGACGATGCGACCCGCGACATGCTGCGCGGATCAGTCGAGGCGGCCATCGACGAGGGATGGAGCCCTCAGAAGCTGGCAGACCAGATCAAGGCAGACCATGCGTTCAGCGACGTGCGGGCGGACACGATCGCCCGCACGGAGATCGCCCGGGCGGATAGTGAGGGCTCCGTGATCGGCTGGGAAGCGTCCGGGCTGGTCGAGGGGCGCGAATGGCTGACAGCGGAAGGCTGCTGCGATGCATGCCAGGAGCTTGACGGCGTGATCGTTGGGCTACGCGAGCCGTTCCCGGGCGGCATTGATGGCACGCCGGCACATCCAAACTGCCGGTGCGCGCAGATCCCTGTTTTGTCGAGCAAGTAGCCCGACACATTCAACCCAAGCCCGTCCACTGAGGCGGGTTTTGCATTTCTGAAGGAACCACAACATGGCGAAGCTCTACGGCGCAATCGAGAAGACCGAAGCGCAGGATGACGGCACGATCAAGGTTTGGGGTTACGCCTCATCCGAGGTGGTGGACAGCGACGGCGAGACCATCACCGCAGACGCGATGAAGGCGGCCCGAGATGGCTACATGGCATTCGGCAACGTGCGCGAGCAGCACGACGCTAAGAAGGCGGTGGGCGTGGCCATCGACTACGAGGTGCAGGACGACGGCCGGACCTGGTTCGGCGCCCATGTGGTGGACCCGGTGGCGGTGCTGAAAGTCAACACCGGCGTGCTCAAGGGCTTCAGCATTGGTGGCCGCGTGCCGCCCGGTGGCCGCGACGGCAAAGTGATCAAGTCGATTGACCTGCGCGAGATCAGCCTGGTGGATCGTCCCGCGAACCCGGATGCGGTGTTCACGATGTTCAAGGCGGATGACCTCGATGGCGAGCCGGCGGCGGTCGATGAAGTGAAGAAGGGGCTCTACGACGTGAGCCGCTTCGCGCAGATGCTGCAGGAGCTGGGCTGCGTGGTGGCCGATGCCGAGCGGGAAGCGCAGTACGAAGGTGACGCCTCCCCGCTGCCGGCCGCGCTGCGCGATTGGCTGGGCCAGGGCTTGGGCATCCTTAACTCGATGGCCGCCGAGGAATCTGCCGAACTGCTGGCCCGCCTGCATGCTGCCGTGCCAGCCCCTGCCGTCACCGAGGTGGCGATGGCCGACGCCGGCGGCGATCTGGCCAAGGCCGGAAAGCGCTTCAGCGGATCGACCAAGGCTGCGCTGAAGGCTGCGCACGACGCCTGTAAAGCCGCCGACAAAGCTCTGGCCGATCTGGCCTATGACGCCGACGAAGAAGAGCCGGATGGCGATGATGCTGGCAAAGCCGATGCCGGCGGCGACATCTCCAAGGCTGCCGCCGCAACCTATGAGCTCGACGTTTTTGTGAAAGCGGCCGGGGCCTCGTCGGGCTTGGAGCTGCTCAAGGCCATGGCCTCCGAGATCGAGCGCCTGAAAGACCTGCCCGAGCCGCCCAAGGGCTACGGCTCCGGCGCCCAGGCTATCAGCAAGGCCGCCGACCGGGACGAGCCTGCTGAACCCAACAAGCCGGCCCCGGTCGTGAAGGCCGATGGCACAGAAGACGAAGTGGCCACGCTGATCAAGGCCGCGCAGGCCCGTCCGATCCGCTTTGCCTGACCAAATCACCCTCCGGGTGTATCCCTGCCGCCTTCGGGCGGCTTTTTTGTTGCTGAAAGGAAAATGGCAATGAGCGCCATGAATATGCAAGAAGTCCTGGAGCTGGTGAAAACCTCGCAGGCAAAGGCTGTCGATGACCTGGTGAAGAATTTCACCCAACCCGGCAGCGCCACGGCCGGCATCCAGGGCTATGACCTGGAAGCGCCGTCGAAGAAGCTGTACCCGGTCCTGACCCCGCTGCGCAACAGCATCCCGCGTGTCGGCGGTGGTTTCGCCGTCCAGGCCAACTGGAAGGCAATCACCGGCATCAACACCACCCGCGTGCGCGCCGGCGTTTCCGAGGGCAACCGCGGCGCGCAGATCAGCCATGCGTCGGCCGAATACTTCGCGGCCTATCGTGGTATCGGGCTGGAAAAGTCGGTGACCTTCGAGGCCGACTACGCCGCCAAGGGCTTTGAGGATGTCAAGGCCCTGGCCGTCCAGCAAACGCTGGAGTCGGTCATGATCGAGGAGGAGATGATCCTGCTGGGCGGGAATACCTCGCTCGCCCTCGGCACGACCCCGACCCCGACGCTGGCCGCCAGCACCACGGGCGGCACCCTGGCTACGCAAACCCTGTCTGTCATTTGTGTGGCCTTGTGCCTGCAGTCCTATTGGGATGTGGCCGGCATCAACAATGGCCAGGCCGGCCAGTCGTTTGACGCCACTACCGCCGCCGTGCGCTCGCAGATCACCCGCACCAACGCCGACGGCTCGACCGACACCGTGAACGCTGGCACGGCGCAGAAGTCGGCTGCCGCCACCGTATCCGTGACCGGCGCGACTGGCTCGGTGACTGGTACTGTGGCCGACCTGCGCGGCGCCGTGGCCTACGCCTGGTACTGGGGTCCAGCCGGCTCCGAGCGCCTGGGTGCTGTGACCACCATCAACAGCGTTTCGATCACAGCGTTGACCGGGGGTAGCAACCAGTTGGCCTCAGCCCTGCCGTCTGCCGACGCATCCACCTCGGGCCTGGAGTTCGACGGCCTGCTGACCATCGCCAGCAAGTCGAACCTGAACAGCTACTACAACAGCCTGGCCACCGGCACCCCCGGCGTCGGAACCACCCTGACCGGCGCTGGCGGCCGGGTGGTCGAGATCGATGCCGCGTTGGCGCGTTTCTTCGACCTGTACCGCCTGCAGCCGGACAAGATTTACGTCAACTTCCGCCAGTTCCAGAAGATCACCAACCTGGTGCTCGGCCAGACCAACCCGAACGTGATGTTCACGGTCGACCCGAACAATGCCACCCAGTCGCTGACGGCTGGCCGCAACGTCGGCGCCTATCTCTCGCCCATCACCGGCGAGGTGATCGACATCATCGTGCACCCGAACCTGCCGCCCGGAACGATCTTTTTCCGCACCACCCGCGTGCCGGCGTACCTGGACGGGGTGAGTTCTCTGGATCGCGTGCGCACCCGCCGCGAGTACCATCAAATCGAGTGGCCGCTCCGTACCCGCAAGTACGAATACGGCGTGTATGCGGACGAAGTTCTGCAGCACTTCTTTCCGCCGAGCCTGGGAATTATTCGTAATATTGCCTAACGTTGGCGGCAAGTAGAATCACCCCAGCATAAACAACCGGGGTGATCTATGCGCGGCATCTACGCAATTCGCAACTCGAACAATGGCCGGCACTACGTTGGGTCGGCCAGCCATATCAAAGCGCGGTGGAAGTCTCACCGCAGCATGCTTGGCCTTGGGAAGCACCACTCGCCAAGTCTTCAGAGGGCATGGGTCAAACATGGCAGCGAGGCATTCGAGTTCATCGTCCTTGAGCTTGTTGCTGAGGGCAATCTTCTGGAGCGAGAACAGTCTTGGATTGACGACTTGAAGGCGTCAGACGCGCGACTTGGGTACAACGTAGCGGCAGTCGCCGGAACGCGGGCTGGAGTCCCTCAACCGGAGGCCATGAAAGAGCGGTTCCGAGAGGAGCGCAAAGGCATACCGAAGAGCGAGGAGACCCGGCGCAGGATGAGTGAGGCAACCAAAGGCCGCAAGAAGTCGGAAGAGCACAAGCAGAAGCTCAGAGAGGCCACCATCAGGCAGTTCTCAGACCCGGAGGCAAGATTGAAGATGTCGGCGCTCTTGTCTGGGCGCCCTGCCCATAACAAGGGCGCAAAGATGTCTGATGCGCAGCGTGAAAAGCTATCCGAAATCGCCAAGCGGCCAGATCGGATCTCAATCGCCATCGCCAACCTGCCGAAGGTGATGACGGAAGAGGCGAAAAAGAGGCTGCGCGAGGCGCGCGCAGCAACGCGCGGAACTCCACGGCCAAAGGCCAGGAGTCCAAGCAAAGACGAGGTCGCGGAAATGGTCAGGCTTCGGAAGGGGGGCATGGCATTCCGCGCCATCGGCGACAGACTGGGGCGAGGTGCCTCAGTCGTTTTCAATCACATCCAAAAGGAAGCAGAAATGGCAAAGTTCAAAGGCCCGGACGGCGTGACCTCGGTCAGCGTTGGCGGCGAGACGTTCAACGTCGATGCTGATGGTTGCATCGTGGTGCCCGACACCATCGAGGGTGCCGCCCTGTCCCTGGCTCCGCTGGGGTTCGCCGGCGTGAGCGAAGAAGTGATCGCCAAGGCCAAGGCCAAGGCCAAGGCGAAGGCTGCCGACTCATCGGCAGACGTGGCCGCCGATGGTGTCACCGACACTCCCGCCGCCTGACCATGGCCGACCTGACCACCCTCGTCGCGGTCAAGGGCTACATTGGCCTCACGTCGAGTGATGCCGACGCCCTGCTGTCACGGCTCATCAGTGCGGCCAGCGCCTGGGTCGAGACCTACCTGAGCCGGCCAGTGCTTGCCACCTCGGTGCAGCAATGGCGCAATGGGCACAACGGCGCGATGATGGTGGTCCCCTACACGCCGGTCACTGCCGTCTCTGCGGTGATGGTCGACGGCTTGACGATTCCGGCGTCGGCCGTGTCGTTCACGCCTCTTGCGGTCAAGCTGGACGGCTACCGCTTCACGGCAGGCATCCAGAATGTGCGGATCGACTACACGGCCGGATATGCCACCGTGCCGCCCGACATCGAGCAGTGCGTGATTGAGGCGTGTGCCTTGTCGTTCAAGCGCAAGGACCACCTTGACGTGAGCAGCAAGAGCTTGGCCGGCGAGACGATCAGCTTCATCACGGCGGCGTTTACGCCGTCGGCAAAGCAGGTGCTTGACCAGTACCGGCGCGTGATACCTGTCGCATGATCAAGATC